CAAACCGTTCAATCTTCTCAAAGATGAGCGGCGTACGGTCGAGCGACTCGAAGTAACGCGGCTGTAGCATGGAAGCCGGCGTTTCTTCCGCGAACAAACGGTGAGTAGCGTCAGCCGGCGCCCAGGACATACTAGACCTCGGAGGAGTTCGATGGCGCTGCGATTGTACTCCCGGGTCATGATCAAGAGGAGCCTCTGCGACGACGAGGGCACGATGGTCCCCGCCGGAGTGACCGTCGTAATCGCCGAAGAGCTGGGTTCGGACCGCTACCGCGCCGAGATCACCTACAAGGACGCGCTTGGCCCTCGAACAGTTTCCATCGCGGTGATGGATTCCGAAGTTGAACCGGTGCAATAACCTACGCCTTCAGGAGCTTACGCAGCGCACCGGGTGGAAGATGCGAGTGCGCTGGGTTCTTCTTGTTCTGGGTGAGAAGACGCTGCGTCTTTGCCTTCGCTGCCGTAATACGCGTTGCTTCGAGACTACGGTCTGCACAGCGCTTGCACCGTGCAGCAGGTGACAGCACGGGCAGCGGCGCTCGGCGACACACTCGGCGTAGGTCTGCTTGCGTCGTGCGGGCATGGAGATGTTCTACCTATCGCGAAGTAGAGGGATCGCCATGAAACGACAAGGCCCTGGGATTACCCAAGGCCGTGTCCTTGTTACGCGACCTCGCTCTCCAGAGCGTCGTGGTCCTCCGCCTTCTCCGGCGCGTCGTCCAGACTGGTCTCCATGGAGACCTGCTCACCGAGCCTCATGGCACGCACCCCGGACTCGTCCTTCGACTTGACCCGCCGATCGTCCTGCCTGGCTACCGCCTTCTCCGACGAGTCATTGCAGATGCTCACGTAGATCGGCTCGTAGCCGGTGGTCGTAATGCCGTCCTTGGTGACGAACGGCGTCTCGTCAAACCACTGGGCCGTCTGTCGGGAGACCTTCCGCTCGGGCATCTTCAGCTCCGGCATGGCGTGACGCACAGCACCGTCCGGGAACCTGTTCGGCTTGCCCTCCTTGAGCGAGACATGATCGACGAGGCGACCACGACAGAAGAAGTTCCACCCGTTGAACAGCAGCGCGAGCTGTGTGTGGAGCTTGTTGTAGCGCGTCATCTTGGCGCGATCCGACAGCGTCTTGATACCGCGAGCGCGGATGTGAGTCACCGGGTCCTTGTCGTTCAGCTTCACCGGAGACTGACCGAGCACCTGATACATGTAGTAACGCGCCGAGACCGGATCGATGCCGAGGAAGACCGTGAAGGCGAAGGCGAGCACGTCCTTGGGGAAGATCGCGTCACGGGAGACGCTGGATACATAGTTGATCGCCTCGGACATCCTGGTGTCGTACTTCCTGATGATGTCCAGGCCCTCCTCCTGAGCTGGCGTGTAGTGCTTCCGCTCGAAGCACAGCTCCCGCTCGAAGCGGAACAGATGCGACGCGACCTTCTGACGGATGTTGTCGTCGGTCTTACCGACCGTCTGCACAGCGTGAACGAGCTTGCGCTTGTTGTGGCCATCGATGGTCGTGAACGCCGTGATGGGCACGCCGAAGATCGCCGGCCACGTCGTCTCCAGGCCGGTCGACTTCACCATCATGAGACGGTGGCTGGAGTCGATCACCTTGCCGTCGCGGTCGAACACCAGCGTCGAGCCGTTGATCCGCCACTTGTTACGGATACGCTGGATCGCGAGCTTCCTGACGTGGTCGTCGCTACGGAAGCGGTTGTGGTCGTTGAACCTACTGATAAGCGTGGTCGCCGCCGACTGGGTCACGGTGACGAAGGTCACGAAGTAGGTTCCGTGTTCGTCTATGAAGGTGGCGTAGCCGGAACCCGCCTGCTTGAGACCGGTGTTCTCCATGATCTGAAGCACATCGTTCCAACCGAAGCTCGACCCATCCTGGATCGACTTCTTCTTCTTCATAACGGTCATGCCTACCTCCTATCGCTCGATGCCATTCAAGAAATGAAACAGCCTTGTGCCTTGTGTATTGAGCAGGACCGAAATCTCACCAAGCAGCTTGATTAGTGAGGCGCCTTCAGCAGGCTCACAGTCGAGTTTTCCAACCATCGATGAGATGGTGACCGCCTGTGCCTCCGCCTTTGCCAGGGCGGTGGCAAGGTCCAACAGCAGGTTGTCCGCCATGGAAAGACGGACAGATGGTGCGGTTTGCAGGAACTCAGACGTAACAGCCGGACCGCCGACGCCCGGGCTGTTGGTGATCGCTACCGCGGCCTTCTTAGCCCTTGTATGCTTGACCTTGTTCCGACTGGTCGTACGTGCAGCGCATGCAAACGCATTGGTAGCGCTGTCTTCGCCGTTACGAACCGCCCGCTCAACCTCATTACCCACCGTGCCTTTGGTGACGCGGTAGAGCAGCAGATAGGCGGAGTAGACCTCCGACGGCGTAACGCCGAGCGCGGCGGCTACGTCGCCTGTTAGTGCATCCCCCTGTCCAGGGCGCCACATACCTCGTGGTGCTTCGCCGACGATAACCCCGAGGTGAGCGAACCACCGATCAACGAACGCTAGGGTGCGTTGACCGGTGGATGCCGGTTTCCCATCCGGCCGACACATATCTCTCAGCGACTTGGCGATCCCAACCGCCTCAGCATTGACGTTCGCGTAAGCCATCGGCAGCCACACCTCTGCCTTGTTATACCCACGAGGAGAGGAAAAATCTGAATCTCCCGGCTGGCCTCGCTAAATCCTTCTGCGGCATACCGTTGCTGTAGTGCTACCCATCGGTCGGTTAGGATAGACTATCTAAGTCCTTTGATTCCAATGCCTGGTAACCGTTGCAGTGCCGTATTGCTCCCGATCAGGGTGCGGCAGGAAGAACGTGAAAACTCGGCAAGCCGCTGACGCTCAGGAGCGCAGGTTCCGCGGCGCGGGGAGTTGGAATCTCAACAACTCCCACCGCGCTTACGCAAATCATTACGGCCATTGTAGATAGGGCGTTCTGTTCCACTCGGAAAACCGTAGGTGGATTTTGCCATCCTTGTGATGCAGACTAAGTCGTTATGGCCGTAGCATATACCCCATGCGGCCTGCGATTGATCATTGAGTCGCCGCAATCACCACCGAAAACGACAAGGCCCCGGGGAGTCACCCGGGGCCTTGGCGAACTGGACTAGCCGGAGGACTAGTTCAGATTGTCGACGATCACCTTCGAGTAGAACTCGGGGCGGATCAGCGTGACCTTGTGACGCGTGCGGATCGCGCGGCGCAGGCTGAAGTCGTTCGGGTCTACGAAGTTAGGCGTGATCTCCATCGGGATGTACGGGCTGTAGATCAGGCCCGTGTCCAGAATCGACGGACCCTGGTAACCCATCAGGATCTCGTTGCTCGGGAACATCGGGTCGACATAGACGACCCACTTGCGGCTGAGCACGCCGCCCTTCATGAGGCCGCCCTGGTAGACGTGGCCCTCGTCCACCGACGCGAAGCCGGGCATCGTGTCGAGGAGCGCCGCGATCTCCGAGCTGGTGATCACCCAGTTCGCCGACGACCGCTGGGTCCGACGGTGGATCAGGTGGCTCGCCTCCGACATGCGGATCAGGAGCGACTGGAGGTGCTCCGGATCGCTGACGGCCGACGGGGTCGCGCGGTCCCAGTGGAGCATCGCACCCGGCTCGACGGCGTTCAGAGCCGTGCCGGCGATCTCGCGGTCGATCTCGGCCGTCATCTCGTCGCTCATGTGGGCGACGAGGTCGGCGTCGATGTCACGACCCCAGAGAGCGCGGAGGTCGTCCGCAGCCTCGACCGACGCCAGGCTCTTGAGCTTGCGGCTCTCGGCCTGGATCGACTGGATCGCGATGTCGAGCTGGACCTCGGGAATCCGGGGGTTCAGCTCGTTGTCGTAGCGGTAGCGCAGACGGATGTCCGCGTTGGCCGCGGGCGCCGTACCGAACGTCACCGACGTTACGCCCGTCTGGTAGTTCAGCGTGCCACCACCAGCGGTCATGACGCCGGACAGGTTGATCCAGTTCTGATTGCCGTCGTCCGTAGCGACCTGGACGTTGTTGACCAGGAGGATCACCGAGCCCGGGATCATGCGCGGGAAGGCGAGGTTCTTGTTGAACGCGACGGTGCCCGCGTCACCGGTGCCGAACAGCTCGCCGTCGATGAAGTTCGAGCTGTACCACTTGTTCAGGGTCTTGTTCATCTCCTGACCCTTGACAACCTGGCCCTTATCGGTCGCGTAGCGCGGCCGGTAGAAGGCGATACCACCGATCGGCCCAGTCATGGGCTGGACCGAGGCGATCTGGGTTGCCACCAGGCGGACGGCCGCACGGCGGATGACGGGGAGGACGAACTTCATGAAGGGGCCGACGCTCAGGGCGCGGGTCTCCTCAGAGAGCCGGCGGAGGTGACCCGCCTGGTTCTCCAGCATGAAGGCCGCGATCGAACGGACATAGTCCGCCTGACCACGGGGGGCGAACTTGTCCAGCTCGCCCTCGATACCCTCCAGAAGGGGCTCCCACTTCTGGATGTAGCGCTTGACGAGACTGCTGTCAGCGAGGGCACACCCCTCAGCCGACTCAGAAAACGTGGATCGGGCGGTGAACACGTAGTTCCTCCTAGACCTTCCGCTGTGAGTTCTTCTTGCCGACACCAGCGAGCTGCCGCAGCTCATCCATTCCGATGCCGAGACCAGTAAGCGAGCGAGGTGTCGTCTCCGTTCGGTGTTCTGAGGAAGCACGCTGCTCCTCAGTCAGGGCTTCACGTCCCCGACCAAGCGAGCGGCGGACGCGCTCGCTTACACCACCCGGCTCCTCACCGTGAATATCCCATTCCTCGGCAAGAGAGTTGATTGCCTCAACCGAGTTCAGATGACCATTCTCCACGCGCGACAGGATGTCCTGCCGACGAGGGTGGCCTAGCGTCCGACGATCGGCGTGCGAAATCATCTCCGCAATGTTCGCCTTTTCGGACGCTTCTTGCAAGGCTCGCTCCAGCCTGGAGATCCGATCGGCGGCCTCCTGGATGGTGCTGTCGCGCTCCTTGATATTCTTCTCGAAGCGGTGAACGACGGTCTCGATCTGGCTTGCAGCCTTCTCGCGAACCTGCTCTACCGTCTCCTTCGCGATCGAAGCCTGCTTCTTAGCTACATCGACCTTGTGATTGGCGACCACGAGCGCACTATCCGTCTGCTCCTGAGCCGACGTACGCGCCCGATCGGCCGACTCGATCGCGACCTTCAACGAAGCCTGAAGATCCTCGACCGAGGCATAAGAAGCCGGGTCACCGACGATCCCACGAATGGTGTCCGTATCGGTCCGACCCTCAAGCGACCGCTCAATGTAGAGCGCCAGCCCGTAGCCCTTAGCCTTGCTGATCGCGGCCTGCTTGATCGACTCAGCCTTGACGAGCTGCTCCTTCAACTGAGCGATCTCGGCGGCATGCTCTTCGTCTACCGCACGATACTGCTCACCCAGGCTGACGATCTGCTCCTTGAGGTGCTGGGTCTCTTCGATCTGGAAGGAGACCTGCCGATCGTCAACGACGATCTGCTCACGAGCAGTCGACCCACCGTAGGGCTTGAGCATCTCCGCGATGGACTCCAGCGTCGTCTTGGCGCCGGCCACGTTCGGATCGGCGAGCAGCTCAGAGCGGACAACGTCCTCCACCTGGCCGCGCTGGCGCTGGAGCGCACGAACAAGACGAACGGAGAAATCGTCCTGCATCTCCTTACGGAGCTGGTGTCGCAGCTCAACGCCTACATGCTCACGCAGGCGAGCCTCAAGCTCAATGACTTCCTGCGTATGGACTTCCGACAGAACCGACTGCGCCTGCAGGCGCGCGCGCTCTTCGATCAACGCAACCGCGGTCGGGAACTGGTTACGGACCGCCGCTTCGGTGATCTTCGACGGCTCAATGCCCTCGGCGACGAGTTTGGGGTATGCATCTCCACATGCAGGATCACTTACAAAGTCATAGCCGTAGAGCCGGAAGTCTTCACCGACGAGCTGCCACCCCTCGGGCGCGGCGCGTGTCGAACCGATACCACGGCTCGACATGCCCGGGCAACCGCCTGCGCGGATCACGCCCGCGAGGTCAGAGCCAGCCGCCGTTCCCTCGATGATCTCGTAACGACCGATTACTCGGCCGTCCTGCTCGATCCGGAGGCCGACGCAGATCGCACCGGCATCACGAATCTTACTCTTGCCATCGGGTGGGTGATCAACCGATGCGAAGAGCGAACGAGCGGTGATACGCTCCTGCAGACGAGTGACCTCGCGCGACATGATCGGACGAGGGTAGAAACGACCATTTGCCGTAGCAAAGTCGCACATGCCGACCTTGCCCTCGACAACGAGCTTACCGCCTGTGTCCTTCCCCTCCAGGATGGTGAGGGCGACCGGGCCGACGGACTCGACCAGGACCTGGCGATTGTCTTGCGCGATCTGGGCGGGCATGTACTAAGCCTCCGTCAACACGATTCTATGCTGGTGATCGGCCGACTACTAGACAGTAGTCGGCCGACCGCCAACTAAGCCGCCACCGTCTTCATCGACTCGACACCACGCTCGACGTCTGCCGCCATGCGGGCCAGGTCTTCCTGCGCCGTGTCGTCGTCAAGCTCGCCCTCTGCAAGAGCAGCCAGGTGGTTCTCGCAGTCCTCGATGATCGACTCGAAGAACGCGCCGAGCTGCACCCGGTCGTCGTCGCCGTCGAGATCGACTGCCTCGTCCTCGGCTACGCCCGCCTCCGTCTGGAGGACACCCAGAATGCTCTGGCAGATCGAAGTGCAGGAGTCGCGCATCGACTCAAGGCCCTCGATCAGCGCCGCGTGACGATCGACCGCGTTGGCCTCGGTCGAATCACCGGTCAGGCTCTCCTCAAGGTTCTTGAGGTCGTTGACCAGGCTGCCGAGACCCTTGTTCGACGACTCGGCCATGAGACGACGGGCGCGGCCGATCGTCGGGGTCGCCGACTCCGACATCTTCAGGATCTGCTTGCCCTTGGGCGCGTCGTCCTCATCGCCGTCCTCGTCCTTGTCGTCGTCCTTGTCGTCGTCCTCGTCCTTGTCGTCGTCCGACTTCTTCTTCTTGGACTTCTTCTGGTAACGGGCGAAGGGGTTGTCGTCCGCGTCGTTGTCGTCGGTCTCCATGACCGACTGGAGCTGGCTGGTCACGCTCTCCAGCGTGGCATCGTAGGCGTCGGCGAGCACCGCGTAGGCGTCGATGACAGCCTTGTACTCGTCCTCACCGAGCTGCTCGGTGTTCGCGTAGTAGGACTCGATCACGTCCGTCGCGCGGCTGACCAGCTCCTCACGAGCGGCCTCAGCCTCGGCGATCGCGTTCTGCGTCTCGACGTCATCGCTCTCCTGCTTCTTCTGCAGCAGGAACGCAGGGAGCTTCTTCTTGCCGTGCGCCTCTTCGACCGACTCGCCGTCGGTGTACTCGTCCTCAGCCTTGGCCGTGCCCTGGCTGGTCGTGTCCGGCCGAACAGGAACGTTGACGCGCCAACCGGCGGCCTTGTCGTTCACCGAGACCGCATAGCCGGCCTCCTTGGGCTCGTCCTGACCCTGGGGCGGGCCGGCATAGTCGCCACCCCGATTATCAGGCTCCCGCACCTGAGGCTGCTTGGTCGACGGACCCGCATCCTCCTGCAGAAGGTTGAACTCGCGGAGATCCTCCTCCAGCGAGGGAAGCGGGGCGTGGTTATACAACATGATCTTACTCCCGGTCCGTGTTGGAGGCCGCGATCTGGCTCAAGAACTTCGCGCCAGTGATAAGGTAGTCAGCGACGGACAGTACGGACTCGTATACTGCCGCAATCTCTGATTCGTTGTCCGATTCGACGTTCAAGAGCGCCGAGATCGCATTCGTGATGTCGTTAGCGATGTCACCAGCGACTGACGATACACCAGGATCGGCTGGCATTGTATCGATTGTTCGCAAAGCCGCGGCGGCAGTGCCAGCCGACTCCTTGAGTCGAAGGACTAGGTCCTGATACGACTCGCGAAGTACGTTCGGTCCGTCCGTGTGCGGAGCAGGCGCGGTGAGAAGCGATCCGTTGAAATGCTCGCTGACAATGCTGTGCCACCAAGCGTTCCGATTGATCGCGCGAAGCGCGACCTCAGTAACGACTCGCCGCTGCAGATCACCGCTCGTGTCGAGCGCTTCGGTCATCGAGCTGATCATGGGGTCGAGACTATCGTAATCTTCGGCCATGATCCGGTCTACTGCGGCGGCGGCTGTGTGAAACAACTCAGCACCGATGTCAGGCGCCGGAGTTGTCGACTCAAAAACAGTCGAGCGACCAAGCGAACACTGGCCGAGCTTATTGGCGCGCCACTCAACGCGAACCAGATTGCCGTCAGTTGTGCGAGCAACGGCGTGATGCGCGAAGGTCGCCACAATCGCAGCAGGACCGTGCTTCCAATCGGAAGACTCGACAAGCTGCTTGACGCTGACAAGCCGCTCTTCGAGCGAGTTCTCACGCAGACGTGCAACGCCATCGTCTGCGCGCCTCGCGGAGCGCAGCGATTCAATCACGGTCGCTTGCTTGAGTTGAACAGCCATGTTTCCTTCCCAGTAGGTGTAAGGCCGAAACCTCTCACCGTCAAGGACCTGTGTGATTAGAACCTACGCGCGGCCGATGGAAGAGCAGAAACATGACCGTTGCTGTTGCGCAGTGCGAGGCTACGCAGATCGTTCACCAGTCCGATAGCCTGCCCAACCTTATCGGACAACGACTTATCGTTCTCCATCAGCCCGTGAATCTGATCAACCAGTCGTTGGTGATTCTGGCGCGACATCTTATCGCGCTTCTCTTCGAGCCGTTGAACGGCGTCGTAGTTACGAATCTGCTCGCTGCGACTAGGTGGCGCAAACGGCATTGACGCTGACGGAGGAGGTGGCGGCGCACCAACAGGCGCACCAGCAGGCGCAGCGCCGGGCGCGCCTTGAACGCCGGGCGCACCCGGTTGCACCTGGCCCATCGGATCGGCGGCAATCGGAGGCGCAGACATGAGTGCCTGCTGTTTCTGCTGCATTTCGGCCTGATGCATGGCCTCGTTATCCGACTGTGTCTCGATCGCCGCGATTTCTTCGTCGGAGAGCTTGAAGACGTGCTCTCGAATCCACCGCATCGAGACGTAGGGCTGCACACGCGACGCGAAGTCAGCGCGAGCGTTCTTGACCTCCATCGCCGCGAGTTCATAGATGCCCGAAGGCACAGTCATGCAGACCTCAAAATCGGTCTGCCACGCGTTCGGGTAACCACGAGCTGCTTGATCAATGCGGACGAGCCGCTCGATCCCGTTACGCAGCTCCTTCTGCACCTGAAGCGTTACACGAGCGGCGCGGACGTCTTCGGACGAAAGGATCGCCTTGCCTTGGATCGGTGCATCCTGGCCGAGATAAGCGCGGGGCACCTTCAGCGCGCCGTGCAGCTTGCGCTGGAAATAGCCGACGTCGTCAATGTTCTGGTAGTCGGGGCCTGCTAGCACTTCGACGCGCGCGAGATTACGGCCGTCGGAAACGGCAATCACGTAATCTTCATCCATGGAGTTCTTTACGAACACACCGGCTGATGTAGCGAACGTGTGTGTTTCGTCGACGGTAATGCAGTACGTGTCCTCACGCTCTGCGAGCCACTCGACCGAGACGACCTTGTGGTTGTCGCACGGAGCGAGCTGCTTGAAGTCGGCGAAGCTCTTGAACCCAAGGTCGCGCGCCATCCACCGGAGCATCTCGCGGTGGACGTTCTTGATCTTCTTCGTTTTGTTCGGGTTCGCCTTCTTCAGCAGCTCGACAAATCCGCATTCGTTCGCGATGGCCGCGATCCTCGGCGCGCCAGCGTCGGGTTCTTCCGCGACAAGAGCGCGAATCGCGTCGACGAACTCGTCTGAGTAAACGAGCTTGTTCTTCTCACTCACGGACGCACGGTTCTCGGGCACCGCCCAAAACGCGAGTCGGCCGGCTCGGCGGATCGTGTTATCGGCCTTGTGCTTCTTGGAGGCGTTGTATCGACGGATGTACTGACCTGAGTCGCGCGCACGGTTCTGTTCGCTCGTGCGAGCGCGCTTCTCTTCGGAGATGTTGTAGGCGGTGATGTTCCTCGCCGCAACCGCTCTCATCCGCTGATCGAGGTCTGGATCAGCTCGACGCGCTGCTGCTACCGCATTACCGCCATTGAAACCGGCCTCCCGATGAAGTGCAAGATGCGCCTCCCACTCCATGAGCTGGAGATTCTTCGGCGAGTTATTGAGCGGATTGAAGTCAACGTGGTGTGTGACGCGCCCGTCCCCCACGACCTTACCGAGTAGGGTCTTCGCAACGACCCTGTGCGTGTAGAACGATCGCTTCGCAGCAGGGTCGTAAACCAACTCGTAGCCGTCGAGCGTATCGCCGACCTTCTTGTCACTCACACGCCGACGGAAAGGCATGAGCGAATCACCTGGCTTCAGTGACCCGGCTTCGACGAACTCGCCATTACGTCGAATGAACTTGTGGTCCGGCGTCGCCTTGATCGACTCGCCGTTGTCGAGGGTGACCTTGACGATCTGTGCATCACAACGAGTCTTGCCAGCCCAGACCACCTTCCCTGGAGTAAGGGCGCCTTCGCGCGAGAGGTCGGTCGAGTAGATCCACTGCTCCTCACCGCGCTCGAACGCAGCGGCGAGTTCGACCATGTCCCGCTCCGACCCGTCAAGGAGCGGCACCTTGGTCGCTGCCGCCAGACAGAGCGGGTTATATCGCATGTCCAGCCGACCAGTTCGTGGGTCGACCATGGACTTCTTCTTCAGATCGCGCTTCTGCTTCTGCAGAAAGGCTTCGCGCTTCGCAGGCGGAACGTCGGTGACGTCTACGTAGAAGGCGTTTCGTGCTGGAGAGCGTGTGAGCTTATAGATCATCACCGCGTCTTCGAGCATGACAAGACGCTTCCAGATCCAGCGAGCAGGTTCCTGCACCGCCGCCCCGTAAGGAGATCTACGCGCATGACCACGTAGACGGAACTGAACGATCTGCCAGTCCTCGAAGAGCGCGACATGGGCAGGCACTTCAGATTGCCCAGCGAGCATTCGGCGTAGTTCGTCCTGCTCGGCAGTAAATCGTCCAGAGATGTCCTGGACGAAGCCGATCAATGTCCCGTCAAGCCGCTCAACCCGGCGGACCGTCGGCGCGGGAAGGTGATTCAAGCCGACGACGCCGTTCTCGGTGACGAGCACTTCCTCGAAGTCATTGCCCATTGAGCAAAGACCGAAGGCAAGACTGAACGCGTCGTCCTCAAGACGAAGCCGACGCTTCAGCATGGCGTTAGCAGACCCGACGATCGCAGCGTCGCGCGAAGTTACCCAAATAGTGCGACCGTTGTCAGCATTAGGCTGCGTCGCGTCTGAGGCGAAGTACTCGATCGCAGTACGAATGTCTGGGTAGTCTTGCATAGCCTCATAGTCCGCATAGCGGTCCATGAGGTTCTGGCTGATCGAGAGCAGACCACCGACGTCTTCGCGACCCCACACGGAATAAATCGAGGCGGGGGAGTTCCGCATCGCCTGCGCTGACGGCGACTCGGCGGCGATGCGGTCTTCGCGCTCCGCATCGAAGAGCGTTCGGAGCGACTTGAGAACATTGTCGCGAAGGCCCATTCGGCTCCTACGAAGTCGCGAGGAAGACCCCGCCAGCTACGAAGGTATCAGAGGCTACAGGAGATAGCGAGAGGCAACGCGTCGAGTTATGGCACACAATGCCATCAACTACGAGGTTACCCGTCTCAGTGGTCACGTCAAAGACTCGATATGGCTGCGTCATGTCCGGCTTCGGCGCGACCGTAACCCAGACGGTACCGGGTGAATGGCTGGTCAAAACGGCGAGCGACTTCAGACTAAAGCCAGGGAAGGTGCTGATCACCCGATCCCCTACCTTGAGCGTGTAGGCGTCGACGTATCCGCGATCGACTGTAAGTATCTGATGCTCTGGAGTTACCCGAAGCGTCGCGTGATTACTGAAGCCGATTTTGAGAACTGGTGCAGCCTTCTTGGTCAACCAGGCGTTTGCGACCGCGACGTTCCGTAGGCTCTGTGACTTCTCGTCGTATCCAATGAGTGGGCGCCAGATTCCCTCGGCAGCATACAGATCAATCGCCATGGGGCGCACCATAGCGCCCTCGGCTACGTAGACCTGCGAGGTCGACGCGAAGCAATGGCCTTGCTCGACTGAGGCCACTGCGTGATTACGTGACCGCTTGAATCCAGCCAAGAGCTTCTCGGCTGCTGCGAGCGCGGCGCCAAGCCCGGTCTTACGCACCTGGTGCGATAGATCGTGGAATACGACCTTGAGGTTCGACGGATCGGCGTTGGTCTTGTCTTTGTCGACGAAACAGACCGACTCTCCTGGCTGAAGACGCCGACCGAGCATGTGCTCAGCTACTAGCCGACTGATCGGCCGCCACCGACGGCGATCAGACTCGGCCAGAGCGTCACAGTGCCACGAACCTGGATCTAGATAATGCAGATAGCCGTCGGTCCGACGGGTGTAGAACGCCAGAAGTGAGTCACCGACCTGAAGATCCTTCGCAGCCTTCCTGGACTTCTGCAGCAGGAAGATCTGGTCAGGACTTGCCTTGATTACCGTCTTATCGTCGAGCGTGACATCAAGTACGTCAACATCGTGTTCGACAAGCGTAGGCTTCACTACGCCAACGGTAGGCCGCGTACCATCCCAGGAGATCACTTGGGTCTCAGACCCTGCATACTTGAAGAGCGCATTCGGCCCCTGCAGGGTGGCGAGACTCGTCCACTCGTCGAGCATCAGTTACGACTGATGCGGTTACCTGGATACCGCATCGGCGGCTCTTCGTCGTCGTGACCGCACTGATCACAAGACGGGCCATTTGGCTCGATCGCAGCGACGAGCTTGCTCTCTGCTGCGATCGCGAGCTTGATGTTCGTAGCCGAGATCGGATCGATCTTGACGCGATAGGTCGCTCCGAACGGAGAGACCAACACAAGCGTGTCGGTCACTCCGGTCGCGGCGATCTCTGTCTCGAACGACGTAAGAAGCAGTGGATGGTTCATGAGTTCCTATTCTACGTGGCCGAGATTCCGTGAGACAGCCAAGAAAACGCACGCGCTCGCAGATCCGCGCCTGGACCGAAGGTCGAAACCTCCCACGCCCCCTGCCGCTTCGACCGGTTGGTCCGGTCGTGATCTACGAAGTAAGCCACGCAGTTGTAGAGCGCCCACTCGGTCTTACCGGCAACAGCAGCCCCCGGGCAGCCGCCCTCAAAGAGCGTAATGAGCTGCTCCCGCGCATGCAGCGCCTGCGGACTCGTCCTACGCTCGACGATATTGCCCGTCTCGTCGCGCTCAACGATGTCCGGGAACATATTCTCGACGAAGTCCTGTGCGCGCTGCACCGACACGTCGCGCTTCGCCAGGTAGCGGTAGATGTTAGTCGCTCGCTTCCAGTATTCGTCGTTCTTGGCGAGCACCTTATGCGCGTTGTGAACGTACTTCTTAGCGTTCTTCGTGTGCCGAATCCGGACACGACCGTCATGCCGGGTCGTGTGCTGAATGCCCGAGTTCGAGAGCACGCGCCAGTTGACGAAGATCGCCTCGATGTTGCTGGAGCCATCATGCGTGTTGGTCAGCAGAATGTGCCGCTCGACCGGATCGCCCGGGACGATCTCCAGCATCTTCGGCATGGCCGCGAGCATGAACACACGGTTGCCGTAGAGGCCAGCACGCCCGGCGCTCTCAATGCACGCCGCGTTCACGCCGAGCGCCTTATCGAAGAACTCGAACGCTTCAATGTTCTGCACCACCTCGTAACGGGCGCCAACCGTCCCCTGATAGGAGCTGACGCGAGCAGGCTTCTCGTCAACGATTGTGTCACGCACGCTGACGGTCATCCACTTCTCTGGGTTGTGGAGCTGCCCGACGTCCATGCCGTCCTTGCCCGGCTGGGCCATCTGCGGCACCTTGATCACCAGGTCGTCGAGCCCAGCGACCTTTGCCGCCTTGGCAACGCTCAGGCGTGCCTCTGCACCTTCGATCCGAGTTCCGTTCTTCAGCCATGGATACGGGAACTGCGAACGATCAGGACGATCGATTTCGACTTCCACAGGGCCTCCTGGGGATTTCCCCCCAGATAGGATTTACCTCTCCCCGCGTAGTCGACCTGCGACAAACGGTTTTACGAGTCCTTCGTCGAGTAAGACCTTATTCACGGTGCGGTTATGATCGGACGGCAAGAAGATCTCCACCGCCCACCTATCTCGTTTCCTTGTGCGGTGCGCCAGGAGAAGAACCTCGTAACCCTCGACCAGTTCAGCTAGACGACGCTTAGCTGCCTCGACGTCTCTCCCATCTTGGAAGATGCCTTGGTCTGCGTCTACACCACTAAGACGCAGCGTAAGCAGCGCGAACGTGTTGAAGCCTTTGTCGACCGTCGCGACAACGGTATCACCGTTGATCACCTGGTTGATGAACGCACGGAAGTACCAAAGCCGACTGTCTTTGAGCGAGAAGTCGACGGGCGACATCAGTCAGCTCCGAAAGACTCACACAATCGACGTACGTGGAATCAAGTCTCGTGGTGTTCTGAGCTTACCAAGACGAAGACGGTAAAGAAAGTCCTCGATCGTATCGTGCCGCAGAACGAGCGGATGATAATAGAACAGGTGATCAGGTGACCCTTGAAGAATGACGTGCGCCTCTTTGTTCGCGCCAAGACGCGCGCCGAGTTCTGCATGGGCTCCATGCGATGTCACGTCGGTTCGTAGAAGAACAAAGAGGTCTGCAGAGATCGCAGCCATGATGTCCGCGACAACGAGCAGTCCGCCTTGTATTGAACCGAGTGGTGCGTCCTTCTCGGTGTAACGCGTCCAGTTGTGTGAGCAGGACCAATCAAATCCGCGTTCGGATAGATAGTCTGCGAGCTGCATCGTCTGTGGAATGTTGTAGATGCTCGACGCGATGTAGAACGTCTGCATTAGCTCTCCTGGAACATACGCCTTACCGCAACTTCGAGCTTCTTATCGGTCTCGTAGGTACCGTTCGCGATCTGACGCCTGATCGAGTCGATCAGATCATAACGTGGTGTCGAAACTCCATTACCGGCCAGCAACCTGCCAGCAGGCGTCGGCTGAAGTGGTCGCCAGTCACGTTCAACGGAGTAACTCACTGGATCAAACAATACGAAGTCGCCCTCGGCCGTGAACCCAACGGGCCGTTGATCCATCGTCCAGAGCATGAGGCCGCCGTCCGCTGTGTAGCGGAAACCGGTCGCGACCGTCGACAGCCGCTGCGCCTGCTGAATGTTCACGAAGCACCTCCACTGGTGTTTCGGTAAGAGCGCCAAGAATCTTTAGAGGCCGGCGAGAACTTCCAAGCCGGTCTTCGGATCGATCGGCTCCCACGACTCGCTTCTATAGAGTAGTGAAGCCTCTGGGTCCATCCTAGCGATGGTCCAAATCAACTTCCGATGTTCATTCTTGATCGAAAGGAACTCGATCCCCGACGCGCTAGCAGCCGCAACCGCCGGCCTTATGATCGATTCAGGAGCATCTGGCCGTAGGATAGCCTCAGCACTCTTGCTAAGTCTTATCGCCTCAAAGAGTTTCACTCGTCTGGTTGAACCTCGGGCAGCTCATCATCCTCGGCGTAGATCTCCTTTGCCAGCTCAAAGTCGGTAAGCGGCGGCGGAGGACCAGTCGGCTTGAAATCAAGTGGCTTCAGCTTCTCCATATCGTCAGCCGGAACCTCAACCCACGCATTCGACCAGTTGCCTCCCCAACCCGGCATCCACATGAGCTGGCCGCCATAGTTCGCGACCGAGACGACGCACTTGCCAGTGGTGTCATAGCCACGCGCAGCGTGGATCTGACTGGCGTTGAGCGCTTCCTCAAGCAACATTGGCGAGAACCTCCAGCGGAGTCATAGGGATAGCCGGTGACCAATCGAGCGACAAGAAGAAGTCGCGGTTGTGATCGTCCATCGTCTCCCACGCGTAGAAGCTGTCGTCCCAGATCGACCGACCGGAGAAGACGCGGAACGGGGAAACCTCCAGGACCCACAGCGCGATCTTGCTCGCGATGACGTAGAGACGCCCTGCCTGCTGCGACTGATAGTTCATATCGATATGGGCCGTAGTCAAATAGCCACAAGCAAAGCTGTTACGCGACAGTGCAGTTGCTTCAATGAAGCCGCACACACCGTACTCTGGACACTTCTCTGGCAGCCTGCCCCACACTGGCACCGGCCAAAAGAACGGCGGCTTGCGGTCGGCCCTCCGAAGCGCAACTTCCGCGGCAGTAGGGGTAAACCCAGCGAAGATCGAGGGGGTCATGCCTGGGTTTTACCCAGGACTAGCGTCGGAAGGCAGGCTGGTCCATGACCGTCTTACCGAGCTGGAGCTGAATCTTCTCCCAGCCCCAGCACTCGACGTCGAGCGCGAACCACGATCCAGTAGGCGGGCGCACGAGGCACTGCTCACCCTTGGGAATGTAGGCGATCGTGGCGTGCGGCATGTAGCGCTCGGCATAGGCGTTCTTCACACCCTTGTTCTTGCCGTAGTCGTGCTTGACCTCGATCTCAGCCGCTTCGAGCGCCTTTCGCAGGTCCGCGTGCAGGACGTTGAGCGTCGGGAAGATACCCTTATCGTAGGCGCGAAGGGTTCGCGAGGTCGCGTTGGCGTAGAGAACGTCGTAGTCCTTGTCATTGTCGAAGACGTCGGCACCGTGCATATCCATGAAGAACGGCTGATAGTTCGCAACGACCGTCTGCACCACGTCAATCATGGTCTTGTAGTCGGACGGAGAGAGTGATCCGACATGAAGCACTGTGACGTGTGGCACCACGCTACTGCAGTCGTTCGGACCGATCATTCGCGGGAACTGCCTAGCCAGATCGGTAGGGAGCGGAATCACGATCGAGCAGGAGACTTCTTTGCTCCCAGTCCGTGGGTCATGCATCTCCGGTGTCGGTGTGTCGTGTGTCTCGGCCGCGAACCAGTCGAGCGGGAACTCGTCTACGACGAGGTCAGGCTCAGGCGCATCGTCGGTGATGATCCCACCAGCGTAGACCGACTCGGTCGTCGGTTCCGAAGTAAGAGCCTCGTCCGGGAGCTGACCGTATGGGATCACACGAGCCTGGATGTGCGTGTCGCCGTTAGCGATAGCCTTGTGCAGGCGGTGCGACCCGTCGATCAGATCCAGCCCATGCTTTGGGTATTTCACCAGGAGGATCGGGTGCATCACAGCCCGCGCAGCACGGGCCTTGAACGCGCCTGACCCGAGTGGTTCGCCGGCCTTGAGACCACTTCCTGGCTTCAGGAGGTGCGCCAGGGACTTCACAGGGATCGACTGCACTGGATGGCTCTCGACGGCGTAATCATGGACCTTGCCGATGTTCCAGAACCGAGGAGCCTCGTTACCGTAGCTGCCGCCGAACGTCTGATCACGCCACGGAATATCGGTCGACTCCTTGTGGATCTTCTTCAGCATCGTGTAGTAGCGCGGGTTCTCCTTCAGGTGATCGAGCGCGATCTCCTTCGCGATCGCCTCACTCCTTGTGTGCTCCAGTTCGACCTTGATGCCCATCCGGAGCTGCTCCGGATCGACGTCCTTCTCGGACGTCTTGTCGCCCTTGCCACCGGGGATCAGGTCCTTACGCTCACCCAGAAAGAGCTTGACCACTGGCGCGGCTGCTTGCACCGCCTCGGAGTGGTGAGTCGGTGGTTCGTAAGTCACAAGACCACGGGCGTCACCACGCGGATGCCGGCGTAGCGTGAGCTTCTGGCCGTAGCCGTGGTGATCGTGCGCAGCCTGAAGAGCCGCCAAAATCTCCGGACGACTGTGATCTTCGTTGGGGTCAACCAGGCCGCGGAGCAACGTCTGGTGCATCACCTTGTCGCCATTATCAGGCGTAGGAAGATGCTTCGCAGCGTGCAGACCGACCTCATGCCGCTCAGTCGACTGACCACGACTCACCAAATCAGCACGAGCTGCGTCAAGCAGCTTGTGCTCGGCGTCGTCAACCGCACGTACTGCCGCCTGCGCAACACCATGAGCGGCAGGCTTTACGCCGCGCTTCGCCTCGTCCGCCGTAGGCTTCGCGATCGCAGCATTACGTCCTGTTACGATCTCGTGCTGCCTGGCCGCCCAAAGGGCATTGCCAGCATCCGCGACTGACAGCCCGCTCTCTTCCTTCTTCGCCTCCCCAAGCATCATCTCAATGATGGACTTGGTGTTTGCCGTGAACGCTCGACCGATCGACTCGTCAGTCTTCCGTGCGAGCTTCATGACGACCTTCTCGCCCTCCGCCGGGTCAACACCCAGCGAGCGCAAGAACGAGTGCATGTCTCCGTCGGTAGCCTTCGGATTTGCCTTGAGGAAGCGCTCAATCGACTTCTGGTCACCAGGGCCAGGCTGCCGATACCGCGACGGACTGGGCTTCGGCGTCCCATCTGGGTTGAGATCGTCACGGCCGTCATTCTGAAACGGCTTGGCGTCTGCAGGCGGCTGCTCACTTGGGTCAGCCTGATTACCGCCAACAGGCGGCTCAGGTGGTGCTGCAGGAGGCGCTGCGACGTCCGCCGGAGGCGCTTGATCCGGCGGTGCTTGATCCGGCGGTGCGTCTGCAGGCGGCGGCTGCTGGTCAGCCGGTGCCTCTTCTGGAGGCGCTTCCTCTGGGGGCAGCTCGTCCGCAGGAGGTGCGGCTGCGGCGCCAGGCGGCGGGACTGGTGGGATAGTCCCACGACGGACCTGCGGCGCCTCGTTGAGCACCGACTTGATCCATGCACGACCTACGAAGGCCGAGAGCGTCTCGGCGAGCTTCTTCTTCATGTGCCCCTCAGCGGTCGGGATTATAGCGGCGGCGGCTGCTCGCCGAGCACCTTGAAGATCGCTTCGATCTCTTGCTTGGTCAGATCACCCGCTCGAATGTTGATCGAGTAGATCGGGTGGACACCACGACGGCTGACCACACCGGAGATGCCGCGTGCAGTGTTCTTGTTCGTGAATGTCGTGATCGAAAGGCCATGCCTGCCGCTGATCGAATCAACTTCATGATGCATCACTGGCGGTCTCGCGGTCGCAATGGACATACGACAACCCTCATTCCACGAAAGCGTTTAGGGATGGCGGGATTAGGCCGTTCGTCACGAGCGATGACGATGAGTGAAGGAATCCCGTTGACCGGTGCGCCTACGATAACCGACACGAGTGTTGGGACAACGCCGGCAATCTTCGTTGCGAACACAGCAGCAGCATTCTCAGCAGCGCCAGCCAATCGGTCCCCTGTCCAAGCAAGCATCCTCGTCGATGGCATTCGCCCACCGATCGAGCACGCAGTTACAAAATCGTAGACTCTACGTTCCGTAGATTCCCCAGTACGCAGGTCAAAAACTCGACTCGATGCTTGATTCTATCCGTAAGAGCAAGCACTTCAAGTCCTTCGAGCGCGCGAAGTTCATTTGGGTTTAGCAAAACGGTCGAATCACTATCAAGGTGTCGCGCAATATAGGCCGGACCGAACGTTGGATACTCCGACGTAAAGGACTGAATGATATAGATTTGGCCGTTAGATACCGCTCGGACGAGTTCATCCACGGCGAAGATTTGAGTCATGTCTTTGTTGTACCCCAGAATGAAGTTGATGTCGTCGCGCGCACCGTTATGCTTACGCCCCAGTCAGATACGGCGCAGCACCGCGCGTCACATTACAGGTATCTACGTAGTCCTGGAGGACTCAGTCAATGGATCGTAAGACAGTGACGAAGAAGGAAGTCGCCGCGGCGATTTCCACGAAGACCGCTCTGCCAATCACCCAGGTGGGTGAAGTGGTGCAGCTCTGGATGGACCACTTGATCGAGGAGCTGGCTGACGGCAATCGAATCGAGCTGCGCGATTTCGGTGTATTCGAGGTGCGACAGCGTGCTGCACGCACCGGACGCAACCCGAAGACGGGTGAGAAGGTCAATGTTCCTGCGCGTGCGGCAGTTGTCTTCAAGGCCGGCAAGGTCATGAAGGCGAAGGTCGAGTCGAGCGCTACCGTCGCGAAGATCTAACCACCTGTATCAAGACGCAGCCCAAGCGACGGTGAACCGTCTCTTGGGCTGTGTCTACATTATGTCCGTGCTAAGCTAGATTACCGATTGGAGATGCCTCATGCCCGTCTGCAACTGCACGCCGAACTCGTCCGGGATTCATAGCTACTCCTGCGCGATCTCGCAGCCGCCGTCGGCGCCATCGATGGGATGGACGTGCCCGTCTTGCTCGCGGAATAACTCGCCGGGCGTGCAGATCTGCTCCTGCTCGAAGCAGGAGAGCACATCTCCTCCGCGCAGAATGTTGACCGAGATCAACTAAGTGGACAGCACACCGCACGAAGTGCTCAAGGGCACTGCAGCCACCAAGAAGACGCCGGCCAAGATCAAGCGCGTCCAGTCAGCGCGCGCCCGTGAAAAGGCCAAGGCGACCCAACGGTCCGGCAAGTGGGTCACGGTGCGGAAGAAGTTCCTCGCCAAGAACAAGAAGGCGGGCTGCGCCGCCTGCGGCAACACCGTCGGCCTGCAAGTACATCACGTCCGGCCGTACCACCTACACCCGGAACTTGAACTCGTCGAGTCGAACCTGCGCGCCATGTGCTCGTCGGTGACAGGACTTGAGTGCCACGAACTGCTCGCGCATGGCGGTGGCTGGGGGTTTTACGTTCCGGTACTGGATGAGCTTTGCGCTGATCTTCGGGCAGACCCGTCTCGTCTGCGTGAAATCCGCGTTCGCGCAAAGCTGTCGAGGCTCCGCACTGATCCTGACGCCCCAAAGTAGGTGGGTTCAGCGCGGCATCGGTACACCGAACGGCACCCTGGTCGGCTCCCCTGGTGACCTCTACGTGGACCTCACCGGTGGCGCCGGGGTGACCTTCTACGTGAAGGAGTCCGGCTCTGCTACGAACACAGGCTGGGTCAGTAAGTAGAACTCGCTAAACGTCGTCCACCACTCCGTGGTGCCGGACCATCTCCGACAGCGAGTTGTTCGCAGCGGTCTGCCGGTTCACGCGGCACTCGGCCAGGTGTAGCGCGCTGCCTCGTCTAAGCGACCTTTAGACATTCCTCGATCGTAGCGTTGTGGATGTCGAGCACACGCTGCAGTGGCTTCTGATAGCCGCCGGCCAGATTCCACGTACACGGAACGCCCATACGCTTCAGCGTAGTGAAAACGATCCGATCACGCGCACGCAACTGGTCGTCGCTCAGTGCGCCGCCCAACGGGTCGTCCATGTGCGGGTCTGCACCTGCTTGATAGATCACCAGGCCGCAGTCTCCAAACGACTCGACGATGCCGGGAAGCCTCTGAAGCCACTCGTCGGCCTGCGGACCGCCGGCCCAACTTCCGCTATACGATTCGTCACCGCCGAAGGTGTAGTGCTGAACGTAGTCCAGTCCAGAGTGCTTGATGATCCCGGCGGTCCCGTCCCCGAAGTGGAAGTCAATATCGATAATGCCGATCTTCTTCTCCGGAAGTAGACCCCGTGACTTCACCGCAGCCACCATCAAGCCGTTGAACGTGCAGAAGCCGCTAGTCCGCCACCAGTCGGCGTGGTGGAAACCGCTGGTCGGGCTCGACGTATTCTCCCCCGATCGAATCGCGTGCGCACACGCCGAGACCAGGCTTCCGCTGGTCCAGTAAAGAGACTGGGCGACTTCGTAACTCTTGGAGCCAAACCCGTTCTCCTTCTTTAGGTCGAGCACGTCGTCGACGTGCTTCTTGTCATGCACTAGGTAGAGGTCCTCACGAGTGACAGGCGTCACAGGCGCAAGCTCGAAGCTGAAACCGCGCCGCTGCCACTCCTCGACTACAAGCGCCGGCTTACCCGCGCTGGGCGAAAAGCTGGATTGATTCACCACGCTCTGCCGCTGATCGTAGAAGACCTTGAAAACCTTCGGCTGCATCGAAGAACTCGTATCGGCCATGAGCAATATCTCCTACTGGAGACTTACCTCCGTCGGCCTCTCTTAGTCGACGATCGCCTTCCGCTTTCGCCGCGCGTAACGCAGACGATAGCGGACCAAGATCCGCTCACGCCGACACACCGTACATAGCCACTGTCGTCGCGACCCTTGACGATCGAGCTTATCCAATAAACACCCGCAGTCGCTACACACTTGCCGCGAGAACGTTCGACTACTGTATCTGTCCCGCAATACCTTACGCGCGGCACGACTGCACTCAGCCGCAGCACACTTCTTGGACTGCTTTCCAGTCAGTAGCGCTCCGCAGTAGATGCACGACTTACGTTTACGCGTATTTCCCATCGTCTAAACGTCGTCCACGACCTCGTGGTGCCGGACTATCTCCGATAGTGAGTTGTTCGCGCGGATCTCTGCAAGGTGTTCCGTACAGACATAGTAGACGAGCACGCCGTTTGACAGTTGCGCGCCGCGCTCTGTTCGGAAATGCCAACGCGGGCACCGCCGACACCCGCGAATCTCACAGGTGCCGTCATTTGGCTCCATGCTCCGCACGTCCGAACAGGTGTTTCCATCCTGACGGCAGTAGCAGTCCAGGTCGCACGGACAGTGGCCGGGGTTCTCGTTGGCGTGGTTGCAGAGGATCGCGGAACCGGCGGGCACCCCGCGCGTCGGCACTGCATCGTAGGCACCGGTCGGATTACGACCGACGCAGGTGTGGGTAAGGCCGGAATAGAACGCTCCGCAGATCATGCAGGAGTGCGCCGTAACCTGCGCCGGGTGGATCGCCGGCCGCTCCACAGCGAGGAAATCCGTGCCCTGCTGACCGCGCATGATCGACGGCGGCTCCAGCCACTCACGACCGCCGCGCAGGAAGGAGACCATGTCGTCGGGCGTGACCGTCCGTTGAATCGCCTCGCGCATGGCCAAAGTTACACCGCCAGGCATTCGTAGCTCGTTGATCGCCAGAAGCGTGTTCAATCCACGCTGCGTCTCGATCACCCGGGCGATCAAGAAGGTCGAGTTCAGGCCGGTGCTACGCAGGACCGCCTGCACGTAGGCTTCGCCGTCCTGCGGCGCACCGCTGGCGCGGTAGGTTCTCTCGGCGTCGCGAATCTCTGAGTCGCTCATAGATCCTCCGGCTGAGTCTTGAGCCACGCGTCGTGCTCAACGAACGTCCGCGTAGTATTCACCTTACCGGCGTCCCACACATGGGCCAACAGGTCCGTTGCGGTGTCGATACCCCAAAGGTGTATCAGTGATTCCGAGGCCGTCATGTCGACAGGAACAGAGAGGCTCTTTGCCCAACGACGGAGGATCGCGAGCGCCTTCTGGATCTTGACTTCATGTGTGTCGTCGCTCACGAGAGCCCCTTGATCGTGTTGACGATCTCCTCCAGACCGAAGCGGTCCATTGTGTCGATGGCCTTGGTGATCCGCGTGACGAGCTTCTTCCTGAGCTTGCTGGCGCACCACCGCTTCAGCTTATGCACGCGCTCTGCTTCGACGCGCTGTTCGTAGCCCACGGCGAGCTTGACGCACTCCTCGCAGCGCGGCTGCTTGTAGACGCCGTTGAGTCCGCCGAACCGAGCGCCGCACAGCGCCGTGAAGCTGAACATGGGGCCTTGTGGAAAGGCGTGC